GCATATAGTTAAAAGTACCAGAGATACCAAGAGGCATAGCATCGGAGAAAGAACCTTGACCGAAAGGATAGACGAGGAACACGGCGCTAGCAGCAGCAACAGGTGCGCTGTAAGCAACACAGATCCAAGGACGCATACCAAGACGGTATGAAAGTTCCCATTCGCGACCCATGTAGGCATAGATACCAATCAGGAAGTGGAAGACAACGAGTTGGAAAGGACCACCGTTGTAGAGCCACTCATCGAGAGAGGCTGCTTCCCAGATGGGATAGAAGTGAAGACCGATTGCGTTAGAAGAGGGGATAACAGCACCAGAGATGATGTTGTTACCATACATGAGCGAACCAGCAACAGGTTCACGGATGCCGTCGATGTCCACAGGAGGAGCACCGATGAAAGCGATGATGAAACAGGTTGTAGCAGCAAGCAGGCAAGGAATCATCAGGACTCCGAACCAACCAACATACAGACGATTGTCAGTGCTGGTTACCCAGTTGCAAAACTGTTGCCAAGTATTCGATTGTTGTTGACGTGAAAGCGTTGAAGCAGACATTGTAATTAAGCAGGTAGTAAGACCATCAGGGAAATGGTGGAGATACTATGCTCCCCGCACCCTTAGCGGGGATATGAGAGACGGATTGGTAGCCCTGCCTAGTCTCGGTCAAGCGGCAGGGGTTCTGACATTGCAACAAACTCATTAAGGTTCGTCACATTTGTTTACTTATTTAGTATAGCAGAAAAAAAGCACCCTGTCAAGAGGGTGCTTGGAAAAATATTCGATTGTATCAAACTTCTACCGTAATCATTCGTTTGGCATAGTCATGTGCATAATATGTACGAGCACCATGAATGCCCCAACCAATCCAACTGTACGCATAGTTCATGTAGCGATCGATAGATTTACCAGGAGTTTTCATCCTGTTTTCAATACGTTGCCATTGAACTTCATTAGTCAGATAACGAAGCTGCGTATGTAAGTCTGATGGTTTCCCACCATACTTCTTAGCAAAATCACCCAATCCATAATATCTGTTGGCAGATGTCCATTGGATCAGTCCATAACCACCGTAGCAGTTATTCCAACTGGTCCTACTACCACCTTCACAGATATTAGGCACGAACATAGATTCCTGCTTAATATTGCCCATGATGGTAGCAAGGGCGTTTCTGTCTTTAACTCCATGATCCTGAAGAAATGCCAAGGTGACATTTTCATTCTCATTACACCCTTTACAAATTAGCCTTGGTTCTTTTGGTTCTTCGGGAGCAACCTCTTTGGTCGCTGTCTTCTCATCTACAAGATTCAATACATCAGTAATAAATGGAGGAGGTCCAGCCATCTTGTAGTTGACGAATGGCAGTGTTGCCGCATTGGTTGTAACCGTTGCCAAGAGAGGCAGGGCTACAGTAAAGAATTGTTGCACTAAAATTAATTGAACTCTACATCCGAATAAAAGGGGGGTACACCTAACCTCTCAGCAGGCACCTTCCTCGGCTCTAAATGTCACATCACTTTCTCATGATGAAAAACCCACCCTTGTGGGGTGGGTCTTTTTCATTATACCAGATTATTTATTTCTTGTCAAAATCTGAACTTGACCTTGGCCGCCACTTGGGTATTGTTGATACCATCAGCAATCTGGTGAAGTCCTTCAATGAAAATAGTTTGATTATAGTCAACAGAAGCAATGACTTCCACATCAGTATTAGTATTTACGGATGCTTCTAAGGCAACACCAAACTTATCTTTCTTCTTACCACCAAAGCGGTGAGAAACATTTACACCAACTTCACCGACATTCTCTGTCTTGTTGTAGTCACCAACACTTCTAGCAGACTGAACTGAACCATTCTCACTAAAGGCATCTCTGCGGACATTACTTACAGTGTGTCCTACGAATGGAGTGATATTCTTATGAGCATTCCAGTAGAGTCTGTTGTTAACCCACCACTCTTGCCCATTAGAAGTACTATCATTATTGAATACACCAGCAACATTTCTGGAAACAGAATACTTGTTGAGAGCATATCCAGCATTGGTGCGAAGCGATAATGTATTACCACGCATCATACTGAATACACCGAAGTGCTCTTTGGAAAGACTCGAAGTGCTGTCGGCACCAGTTAAATCAACACTTACATTATTATACTGACCGCCAATCGTCCAAGTTGGTTTTATATCAATCTCAACACCAGTTCCAAGAATGGTAGAAGTGCCGTAGTATCCATAGTCTCCGTGAGCCCATCCAAGATAGTTTTTGGAGAAGACTCTAACTTTCTCTTTGGTTTGAGAAGGAGTATGGTTCAGAGCACCACGAAGAGTCTTACCAACCTTATCAAGAACTTGATACTGATCAATACGTCCAGTATAAGTATTGGTTGAGTTTGTGGTTGCTGTGGAACTTGAGTATGTAGTGGTTGTAGAACCATCACTATAAGTATCTACATTCGCATATGTTGTGGTTGTATCAACCTTTGTGTTTCTGGTAATAGTTTGAGTTCCGTCTGCTTCTGATGGAGTATCAGTAATAGTAGTAACGGCATTTACAGAATATGGATTGGTTGCAGAACTTACCAGTGTAGGAGTTGTCTGTGTTCCGAACTCATAGATATCAAGAATACCATTCTGGTTAGCATCACCAGAAAGAAGTGTTGCCGAAAGAGTTACTGTAGCACTACGGATAATATTATCCATAGGCATCCAGTCTGCCGTTGGAGTGCCATTAGGTTGATAAGACTCGGCATCACCGAGAGGAATGTAAGTGAATGTATAATCACCAGCAGAAAGTCCTGAGAATGTTAGACCCTGCCAAGTATAGGATTCCTGTTGGGTTCCTCCGTTTGTTGCTCCAGTTGGATCATAAGGAACTAACTGAGTTCCATCCGAAGTGAAGTAGTTTGTTCCAGGAATCAAACCTGCTGGTGTGGAATTTTGAAGAAGATTAAACTGATTAATTGTGGTGGTATAACTGGTTCCGTTAGCACCTTCTAATTTAATTTCTGCTTCATTAAAGTTGGTTCCACCATGCCAAGAACCATACCAGAAGGTAACTCCACCTTGCCCATCCCCGACATAACCAATAGAGTTTGTATGCGCCAATGCTGCTGTAGGCAATGTGCCCATTAATAATGCAGACGCTGCAGCAAGCGCCTTTTTAGTGTAAGACATAAAAAATACTTCGGTAGTTGATGTTTGCTTAACAAAAAGATTATTAAGTAATCACCAAGCACCGAAGCACCTGATATGTGGATTCAAAGAACAAAATCAATGAATCATTGTATATCAGAGATCTCCTCTTCTGGGTTGAACAAATCCTTCCTCAGAAGGTGGTTCTTCACCAGTTTCAACCTTTGATTCCAAAGCTTCTACACGTTGCTCTAAATTAACGGTAGGTTCTGGAGTTGGTTCTGATTCAGTCCATACTGGTTGAACTTCTGGTTCCGTTCTTTCCTCTTCTTCTTTTGGTCTAGCATAAACTGGCGCAGAATCAAGTGCAGGAGCAGAGGCGCTACCACCATTGTTCATTGCAGTTTTGCTGGCAACAGCTACACCGAATCCTGCAAGGGATCCAGAGAAGACAGAAGCGATGAAAGTGGGATCAAAGTCCATGACTTTCTGACCACCAGGGAGTCTCACATATGAGGCAGTGAGCAAGCCTGCAGACCAAATCAGAATCACAATTCTAACAAGATCACTTAACCATTCTCTTTTTTCTTCGCGGTCTGCTCCTTCGGAAACCTTAGGTAGCATTTTCTTTAAAAAATTAATGTGCATACTATTTAGATCTAAGACTTCCAAAGTTCGCCTTCAGCCTTACGGCGTCTTGCGAGGCCTGCCTCAACATGACTACCAGGATTACGATAGAGGAACAATGCCTCTGGGACTTGATCCCATTCTTTGTTCTTCAGTCTCTTGGTAATGGTGTTGAAATTACTACCACCGTAGAAGCCAGCGCCCAGGTTATAAGCAAAACTGAGAAGAGCACCTCTCTGTCCGTCGCTCATTTCGTCCCAAAATGGAATCTTACGCAGCGAAGGTAAAAAGTGCTTACGGCATTCGTCCACGAGTAGGGAATCTGCCTCATCTTGGCTAATTTTGTCTCCCAGTTTGAATGGGTTTCCGTTTTTGTCTCTTGTGGACCCCCATCCGATTGTGATTGGGGGTCCTCCTGAAAGAGGGTCAGGGTAGGCCTCCAATTTACAACCTTCAAACTCCTTGATTAACTTCAGTCCAGCATTAGGAACTTCGTCTGGAGCAGTCTTTGATTCACTCTTAGTAGCGGCAGCAGCAGGAGCACTACTACCGCCTGCTACTTTGGGTCTTGATCAAAGATACGGCCCCAACCATCAGTTCCACCAGGACACCAACGTGCCTTCAGTTCCGACTTCTTATAAACAGCACCCTTACCATTGTATACATCGGAAGAATATCCATCATTCAGATCACCATAGGGATCATTGACGATGTAGTCATCACCTTTCTTACCGATAACCACACACATGTGGCCACCTTTAGGAGCACTGATAGGACCACGATGGAGGATACCAATTACAACAGGTTTACCAGCGGCAAGTTGCTTGTCCAGATCAGCGAAAGACAAGTTGTAAGAGAAATGAGATTTAACTCCGAACTTCTCCAAAACTTTTGTTTGAACAGCGTGATCGGTTGTATCACCAATCTTGAATACTTCTTTAACGTATGCATCATCACCTTTTTCACCTGCAGGAAGTGTGCCAGGTTTCATATACTCAAGACACATTGCACAAGAAGAAGAGTTGCAAGTGCGTTCAGCGTTTGTATAGTTGTCTGTCTGTGGATAGTAAGGAACAGGAAGTGGGTTCTTAACTCCAGCAGGGCCCTCTAAGGGTTTTCTAAAGATCTTAACCCAGTCAGCGTTGTCGTCAAGGTATTCCTTAGGAAGATTATCTTCTAACCACTGTACAGCGGCAACGTGCTGCGAATTATCTTGCTTATAATATCTGAAAAAATTGTGTAAATCTACAGTCATTCTGCCAAAAGAGCGGGCCCTTTATTTAGATTAACCAACAATTCTCCAACATACAGTAGCGTTACCTTTCCTAGTCGATTCGATGTTAGCAAAAGCACTGTAACTCAGATCGATGTCAGCGTGACTATATGGACCACGATCATTTACTCGAACAATTACTTGCTTAAGATTATCTTGATTTGTTACTCTAATTTTTGTCCCCATAGGGAGGTAAGGATGAGCGGCAGTGTGAGCATAAGCATTGAAACGCTCACCGTTAGCAGTTCTATTTCCATGTGTTCCATCACCAATTCCATAGAAGGTAGCAAGGCCACAAGTAAGACCAGCAATCAAAGTGTCAATCATTAATTAAAATACAAACCACAAAATAGGGGGGATAGATCCCCCCGTAAGATCACCAAATGCCAGGGATCAGTTGGCCAGTAGTGAGATAAGCACCAACACCAGCAACGAAACCAATCATTGCCAGACGAGCATTGAGGATCTCTGCCTCAGGAGTGAAAAGTTTTTTCATGTTAGTAATGTTTGTGAAGTTTAGGAGTGAGGTAAGGACGATTGAAAACTTCTGCGAATGACATAGTTTTCAATTTTTCTTTTTGTTCTGGGGATAGAGAACCCCAGCGAAGGCGGGCAAGGATATACTTCATTTAACTCCTGTGCGAAGCCAGTTGAGCACCGTATCAGGATCACTCATTTCATAAGGATCAGTCGGACAATTTCCGACTTTTCCAGGTTCTTCAAACATCATTTCAATCTCACCGTCATTAACAATCATAGCATAACGCCAGGAACGGAAACCGAAACCTAGGTTCGCTTTATTGACAGACATACCCATAGCATAAGTAAACTCGCCGCTACCATCAGGAAGTGGTTTGACATTTGAAATACCTTCTCGTTTGAACCATGCGTTCATAACAAA